GACTTAGGAGGCGTGGCATACAAAAGGACCCGCATCCAAGTGACCGCTATGGCCGACACGCAGAAGCAGGCCGAGGCTACGGCTAAGGCCGTGATTGATGCCGTCGAGGGCTTCACTGGCACGATGGGCGGTGGCATTGATGCCGTCGAGGGCTTCACTGGCACGATGGGCGGTGGCATTGATGCCGTCGAGGGCTTCACTGGCACGATGGGCGGTGGCCTGGACGTGATTCTGGCAAGCGTGGACAATGACCGTCAAATTGCACAAGACGGGATTAATGAGATTTACCATCATGTTGACGTGATGATTGTGTATAAGGGGTGATGACATGGCTGAAGCAACTGGACTCGGCACTCAGTTTCTACGAGAGAATGCTGTGACCGGGGATTTTGACGCGATTGCGCAGGTGGCAAGCATAACGCCTCCGCAGCTCACAAGAGACACAGTTGATGTTGAGGAGCTTGCGCCTGCAGACGATTTCAAAAAGAAGCTCGTGGGGCTCATTGACGGCGGAGAGTTCTCCGTGACGCTGAACTTCGATCCGGAAGAGCAGGACCACAAAGACCTGGAAGAGGACTTTGCAAACGGCGTCCCATGCAACTACCGCATTCAGTTCCCATTCGACGAAACTGTTTATTCTGGCGGTGGATATTACGACATTACCGGCATCGTGACGGGCTTTGCGCCTCAAGAGATCGCTGCAAGCGACGTCATGCAGGCCGAAGTGACGATTGCTGTGACTGCAAAGCCGACATATGAAGAGCTGGTAGAGATTGAAGAGGAGGGGTGACAAATGGCTGAATCAACTGGTCTGAAAACTCAATTTATATTGGGAACAAACACGATAGGACAGGTGGCAAGTATTTCTCCGCCAGGGCCAACGAGAGAAACGGTTGATGTGGAGGACTTGAACCCTGCTGATGAATTCAAGAAGAAGTTGATTGGGCTGATAGATGGTGGGGACATGTCATTCACAATCAACTTTGACCCAGAGAATGCCGGACACCAGGCCTGCGAGGCCGCTCTGTATAGTGGCGTTGAGCAGACCTGTAAAATCAAATATCCCAGCGGAAAGGGCTACACCTTTAGCGGCTATGTGACCGGATTCGCGCTACAAGAAATTACCGCCGGTGACGTCATGCAGGCCGAGGTAACAATTGCAGTCACGTCCAAGCCCACGTATGGCCTAATACCGTAGGAGGATATGAGATATGGCTAAAGTCAAAATACTGACGAGAGACGCGATCCTGCAAGCGGAGGACCTCCCTCGCGAGCTGGTTGAAGTGCCCGAATGGGGCGGTTGCGTCTACGTGCGCGCACTTACAGGTGCGGAGCGTGATGCTTTCGAGGCCTCAGTGGTCGAGCAGCGCGGGAAGTCAACGAAAATGAACCTCCGCAATATCCGGGCGAAATTGGTCGCGTTGACCATCGTAGACGAAGAGGGTAACAGACTGTTTTCAGATGCTGACGTCAAGCTTCTCGGGCAGAAGTCCGCCGCTGCACTGGACAAGCTTTTCGAGGTAGCGCAGAGGCTTTCGGGATTGCGTGACGAGGACGTGGAGGAACTAGCAAAAAACTCAGAGGACGACCTCAGCGAAGATTCTATTTTCGATTAGCCCTGGCTCTTGGCATGACCGTTCGGGAGCTCCTGGAGAGGATAGACTCTCGGGAGCTCTCTGAGTGGATGGCGTTTTTCGAGATGGAGCCATGGGGCACTGAGGTCGAAGATTGGCGGGCTGGGCTGGTGGCGTCTACCATAGCAAACGTCAACAGAGACCCGAAAAAGCAAAGGAAGCCATTCCAGCCGAAGGATTTTATGCTTGAGCGCGACAAAGAACCCACACCAACGCAGTCTCCGGAGGACCACCAGAAAATTCTCGGAATGTGGGGGCGCGTCTGGCAGGACAAGTTTGATGACGGCGACTCTTAACGGGTCGCCTTTTATTTTAACCGGGGAGGTGAGTCTATGGCGACAGTAGGCAGCATGGCAGTGGTGCTCACGGCTAGTGTAACAGACTTTGAGCGCACTATGGGCAGGGCAGCCAGGGCAGTCAAGTCTACAGAAAGAGAGTTCATGCAGTCCGCTCGGCGTATGCAGGACATTGGCCGTAAATGGACCTTGGGCGTGACCGCGCCTATCGTTGCCGGCATCACTGCTGTCAGCAAGGCTGCCATTGACTGGGAAGATTCCTTCGCCGGGGTGCGTAAATCTGTAGACGGAACTGAAGAGCAGCTTACTCAGCTAGACAAGTCTCTCCGGAAAATGACCGAGACTATCCCATTGGACCATAAAGAGCTTGCAAATATCGCCGAATCAGCAGGCCAGCTCGGAATTCAGACAGACAATATCGCTGAGTTTGTCAAGACCATGGCTATGCTTGGAAGTACGACCAAAATGAGCGCTGATGACGCTGCAACCGGCCTTGCTCAGATCGACAACATTATGGGCACAGGGCAGAGGTCCTTTGACCGTTACGGCTCGACAGTGCTTGCGCTTGGCAACAACCTTGCAACCACAGAGCAAAAGATTGTTGACTTTACGCTCAGGATCGCCGGTGCTGGGAAAATCGCCGGCTTGACCGAGGCGCAGGTCATGGCGATCTCAGGAGCTTTTGGCTCTGTCGGCGTTGAGGCACAGGCAGGCGGGACTGCTGTATCAAAGGCACTTATGGGTATGACTGAGGCCGTGGCAACAGGAGACCGACGCCTTGCCATGTTTGCGAGGACCGCAGGCATGAGCGCAGCAGAATTTGCTCAAACGTGGCGGACTGATGCAGGCGAAGCGTTTACCCGATTTGTCGAGGGGCTTGGAAGATCCGGCGATAAGGCATTCGGGGTCCTGAGAGAGCTTGGGCTGTCCGACCAGAGGCTCATTCGAGGATTCCTGAGCGTGGCCAATGCGGGGGATCTCCTGCGCAAGTCGATGGACATCGGCACCAAGGCTTGGGAAGAGAATGTTGTTCTCGTCCAGAAGGCTCAGGAGAGATACAAGACCGCAGCTTCCAGGCTCAAGATGCTCGGCAGCCGGGCAAAGAACGTCGCGATCTCGTTCGGTGGCGCTCTGGCGCCGATGATAGGGGCCGCGATGGATAAGTTTGAAAAATTCACCGAAGGCCTGCAGCGAATGGCCGACAGGTTCGCGGAACTGCCAGAGCCAGTCAGAAAGACAACAATAAGCCTGCTGCTCCTACTCGCAGCCGTCGGGCCGGTGACCTATGGCATTGGATTGCTCAACAGGACAATCGCGGGAGCCATCGGCGTATGGGGCACTATGGTCGCATTCGCAGGTAACGCGGTGTTTGCGTTTACCTCCTGGCGCATGGGCGCTGCTACGCTGGGCGAATCCCTGACATATCTCGCAGGAGGGCCCGTCAAGTTGGCGATCCTGGGCATTGGCGCTGCTGTAGTCGCGACTATCCTGTTGGCCGCCAACTGGGAGAAGTTCTCCGCGTTCGCAGCTCGTGTCTGGTCTGGTGTTAGCGCAGCCGTGCTCTACGCATCCAGCATCATAGTGCGTGGCGTAGGCATGATGATTACCGCTATATCGTGGATTGTGCCGGGATTGAGTGGCGCAGCGCAAGCCGTGATGGGACTGGCTGATGGACTCAAAAGCTCCGCTGCTCAGGCGCTGCAGTCGGCTCAGACCACCGCGCAGATAGCGGAGCAGGCGGACAAGGCCGCATCTGCTGCAGATGGAGCAGCCAAGGCTCAGGAAGGGCTAGCCGGTGCGCTGGAGATGGCCGAAGAGGCTGCATCCGGTGGTTTGCAGTCGTTTGACGAAGTGCATCAAATGCAAGATCAGATGAGCGCAGCCGATATGTTCGGCGACATGGACTTTCCAGGGCTTGACATCCCGGAAATACCGAGCATCGGCGATACATTTGCAGAGGGTATCGCGAAAATAGGCGAGGTTGTCACTAACGTAACCGAAACAGCGGTGACGGCATGGGAGAAGCTCAAGACATCCATAGAGCCGGTGAACACTGCGGTTGAATGGATGCGTGACAACTGGCCGACCATCGGGCCGATAATCGAAGGTATTGCAAGCGGACTGTCTGTGCTTCTGATACCGGCGCTTATCAATACCGGGGTGCAGGCATCCATCGCCTTCGGCAAGATGGCTGCCGGGTGGATAGCGTCCGGGGCAGAAGCCGCCGTTTCGGCAGGCGCGCAAGTCGCTCACTTCGCCACCCTGGTGGGCAAGTGGATCTTGCTTGGCCTTGAGGCC